CGCTTACAGCTTTCAAACAATACAACGAAGATGATTTTGAGAGGTTTAAAACTTTGCATAAATACTGCAGAAGATATTTTGAAGAGGAAGTATTTGATCCAAAAAACTGTATGTTAGATTATGCTTTACAAACAAAGATTATAAAACAGTCTGATCACCGGTTAAGTGATGATAATTTTACATACAAAGATTGGTCCTTAGGTGTTTATGATAAGGCAAGAAATATGCTAGAGGATCCGAAGATGGTATATAAAAAAGAATCCTATAAAAGAGATAGTTTAGATGTGTTTTTAAGAAAAATAGATACATACAGGAATTACAAAAAAAATTCTTTTATAGATTTTACTGACATGATTGAAAGAGCTATTGGAGAAGTTGATTTTCCTAAATTAGAAGTTTTAATATTAGATGAAGCTCAAGATTTTACACCGTTACAATGGAGTGTAATATATAAAATGTCTAAAAACGTGAAAAGAATTTATTTAGCAGGAGATGATGACCAAGGTATTTACAAATGGAATGGTGCTGATCCTAAATATTTTACAACTTTTTTTCCAGGACGAAATGTTATTTTAAGAAAGACACGCAGGTTTGGTGAAGCCATACACCACTTCTCTCAAATAATAAGACGAGGTATTTTAGATAGTGTAGAAAAAGATTATGAAGCCCTTAACAAAGATGGCTTAGTAAAAAGATATTTAAATTTTAGTGAAGTGCCTATTGGTAACTTACCAGGCACTTGGTATATCCTAGGCAGAGTAAACACAACAGTAAATGAACTTAGGATGTGCGCAAAAGATGCTGGTTTATATTATGGTGATAATAAAGGAAACCGATCTTATGATGAAAAGCAATGGTCCGCTGTTAAATCATGGACTAAAATATCTTCGGGTAAAAAAATAAACAAAAAAGAAGCAGAGGTTATGTATAGATATATACGTCATTTAAAAGATTTATCTTATAGAAGAGATAAGTTTTGGTCTAACTTACCAGATTATCAAGAATATGACTTTAAAGATTTAACTGAGTGGTGTGGTTTAGATTTACCAACTTATGACGCCCCTTGGTGGGATATATTGCAAAGAAATTTTAAAGCTGAACAGATGACGTATTTCATTAGACTTTTAAAGAGGTATGGTCAAAAACAAATTAATCAAGAGCCTCAAATAATTATTGATACAATTCATTCAGTAAAAGGGGGCGAGGCAGATAATGTTTTAATTTACTCCAAAGCAAATTGGCCCTCTTCTTTTAATAGTAAAACAGTAAACGAGCAATCCGATGAAAAACGTGTTTACTATACTGGAGTTACACGCGCTAAAAATACTTTACACATTTTATCAACAGATTATAAATATAATTATCCTATTGGGACAGATTATTTAGTATACTTACGGGAGCAAGCATGAAACCATATTTTAAAGAAGTCAAAGCAACACAATTTTATAATCCAAAAATATTTAATTTAGCTTGGAACCCTGAAACAACATGGGTTGAGTATTTTAATTTTACCGCTACATCAGTCCCTGTTGAAATGTTATGGGAAGATAGTTTTTATCGTTGGCTGCATGTAAGACATCCTTTTAAAGCAGGTATTTTAAAAATGGATAATAAAACAATGTATAATTGGCATAAGGATTCTAATCGTGGGGTCTGTGTAAACTGTATGATACCTACACCTAATATTTCTTATACTTTTTTTAGAGATAAGGCTGCAGTTCAAAATAACATTATTGAATTGTCTTATTATCCGGGTGTGCGTTATATATTTAACAACCAAAAAGATCATATGGTAGTTAATTATGACGGGTTACGATTTATGATTACACTTGAATTTGAAGCTAAAAAAAATGAATTAACTTTTGAAGAACTGGTTTTAGATGTTGAGAGCAATTATGAAAAATAATATATGGGATAAGGGAGGTAAACATTATCTATCTTTTAAAATACAACCCTCACAGTTTATTAATGCTAATCACTTAAAATTTGCAGAAGGCAATGTAATTAAATATGTGTGTAGACATACACAAAAAGGCAAACAGGAAGATATAAAAAAAGCAATGCATTATTTAGAAATGATATTAGAGAGGGATTATGACTAGTTTACAACTTACATTTAATTTTAAAAAACATATTTGGTCTGCTCCTAGTGAGTATAAAGATTTAAGTAATGCTGAAGAAATAGCTATTGATCTTGAAACAAGAGATGAGGGTATTAGTAAAGGTTTAGGAGCTGGTTGGGCTACAGGACATGGTGAAATTATCGGTTTTGCTGTAGCGACTGAAGGTTGGCAAGGGTATTATCCTTTTAATCATTTTGGTGGTGGTAATTTAATTAAAGAACAGGTTTTAAAATACATGCGTGATGTTTGTAAATTACCGTGCAGAAAAATATTTCATAACGCTCAATATGATGTGGGTTGGTTACAAGCTTACGGGATAGATGTATGTGGTGAAATTGTAGATACCATGATTGCAGGAGCGTTGATTGATGAAAACAGATATACTTACAGACTTAACGCTCTTGCTAAAGATTATCTTGGCGAACTAAAAGCTGAGACAGATTTAAACGAAGCTGCAAAAGCACACGGGGTTGATCCTAAAATGGACATGTGGAAATTACCGGCAGAACATGTGGGCTATTACGCAGAACAGGATGCACGGCTCACGTACCTGTTATGGCAGAGATTCAAACACGAATTAAATATTCAAAGTCTAACTACAATTTGGGAGTTAGAAAGAAAACTATTACCGTTAATAATAAAAATGCGTAGCAAAGGTATACGTGTAGATGTTGGTCGTGCAGAACAATTGCAAAAAGATTTTATAGTTAGAGAAAAAGTTATATTACAAAAAATAAAGCAATTAGTTGGTAAAGACATAGATATCTGGGCGGCAAGACAAATTGGTTTTGCCTTTGATAAGTTAGGTATTGAATATCCAAAAACACCAAAGTCAGGTGAACCTAGTTTTACACAAAACTGGTTGATTAATAGTGAACATGAAATCTCGAAGTATATTGTGCAAGCAAGGGAGATTAATAAATTTCATAACACCTTTTTAAATTCAATTATGAGGTTTGAACACAAAGGACGTATACATGGAGAGATACAACAATTAAAAAGTGATTCCGGTGGTACGGTATCCGGTCGTTTATCTATGACGAACCCTAATTTACAACAATTACCAGCACGTAATAAAGAGTTTGGTCCTTTAATTAGAGGTTTGTTTTTACCTGAAGAAGGTTATAAGTGGGGTGCTTTTGATTATTCTCAACAGGAGCCGAGATTAGTTGTACATTATGCTTCTTCAATCGGAGAAGGGTTTGAAGGATCTAATGAACTTGTAGAAGCTTATACAAATGCAGATGCAGACTTTCACCAAACGGTTGCTGATTTAGTAGGTATAGATCGAAAACAAGCAAAAACTATTGGTTTAGGTTTAATGTACGGTATGGGTAAAAATAAATTATCTACTATGCTTGGTGTTAGTTTTAACGAGGCCCAGGAATTAATTACAAAATATAATCGTAAAGCGCCTTTTGTAAAACTGCTATCGGATCGTTGTATGAAAAAAGCAAATGAACAGGGCATTATAAGAACAAAACTAGGTCGTAAGTGTAGGTTTGAAATGTGGGAACCTCGTGATTTTGGTATACATACTCCAGAAAAATTTGAAAATGCTGTTGCTAAATATGGTTCTAATAACATAAAACGTGCTTTTACTTATAAAGCTTTAAATAGACTTATACAAGGATCAGCTGCAGATCAAACTAAACAAGCTGTTATAGCGTGTCATGAACAGGGGTATTTACCTATGTTACAAATACATGATGAGTTATGTTTTAATATTCAATCTGATGAGGATATAAAGAAAATAAAAGAGGCAATGGAATCATGTGTAACTTTAAAAGTCCCGAGTGTTGTTGATGTTGCTATCGGCAACGATTTCGGCGCAGCTAGTTAGTAATTATAAGCTGACGTGTAAGCTCTTTTATTTTATTAGTCAACGGCACCATCTCTGTAGTGTACTGACCTTTTTCTTTAAACTTTTGAGTCCAAAGATGTTCAAGAGCAATTTTTTGTTCAAGTTTTGTTTGCATAGTATCTCCTAGCAAAAATATACTAATTTATGATGTAAATGTCAATATTGCTTGACTTTTGTATAATGTTATAATATTTTAGTACAATGTTAAAAAGTAAATCAAAAATATTTAGACGATTTGTTGAAGATGTAGATGGTGTTTTATCTATGGTAACTAATCAAAGTGATGTAGAAAAAGAGGCAACCAAACTAAAACAGATCCATATGGTTGATGAAGAAAGAGGCAGCCATTCTTTAATGTTTGGACAAGATGTAGCTACTACTTTAATATTAAATGAAATCATGGCAAAATCAAAAGATGAATAATTTTTTATTAGAAACACCCGGTGTTATAAATTTTAGCGGAGGACGAACATCAGGGTATATGTTAAAAAAAATATTAGATGCATATGGTGGTGAACTACCTGAAGATTTACCGGTTGTCTTTGCTAACACAGGTAAAGAAATGCCACAAACATTAGACTTTGTGCAAGACTGTTCAGAAAATTTTAAAGTAAAGATTATATGGGCTGAGTGGAATAAAAACTCAGAGCACAGTATTGATATTGTTGATCATAACTCTGCCTCACGAGATGGCGAGCCTTATGAGCGTTTAATTGATAGCATGAAATTCTTACCGAATCCAGTAACACGTTACTGTACTTCTTATTTAAAAATAAAAGTTATGCGTGCTTATTGTATGTTTTATAAAGATTTTAAACACTGGAACAGTTATGTAGGTCTTAGATATGATGAACCACATAGAGTTGCCAGAATATCCAATAGAAATAAAAAAGAGCGCTGGGAAACAGAAGCCCCTTTACATACAGCACGGATCACGGTTCAAGATGTTTACGAATTTTGGAAGGCAAGTCCATTTGACTTAAGGCTTCCTAATATTGGTGGCAAGACTCCGCAAGGTAATTGTGATCTTTGTTTTTTAAAAGGAGCAAACACAGTTAAAAACATTATGAAATCTGATCCTAAACTTGCAGATTGGTGGATTGCTCAAGAACAAAAAAAAATAGGTACCGGTAATGACTTTGCTGCGCATTTTAGAAAAGATCGCGGAAGTTATAAACAGTTATTAAAACAAACACAAGATCAATTAGAGTTATTTGATTTCGATGATTCAACAGATGCTTGTTTTTGCCATGATTAAAAAAGGAGAAACATGTTAAATAAAGAAAAAAAATGGCGTAGTATTGCAGTACGTCCTGATAATAAACAAATATTAGATGCTTTGTGTCGTAAAACACATAGATCACCAGGACCGTTTGTAGAAAAATTATTAACAGATTATTTGGAATTTAAAGCTAAACAAGAAAAAATATTAAAATTAGAAGAAAACTATACAGTAAACTTTGATTATGAAGGAACTGGTAAAAAACAAAATAAACTTAAATCTTCAGAAGTTATTGGAAGTGGACTTACAAGAGGTGCTGAAGCAGAAGAAGTTTTTCCTCATGTTTTAGAATTTTATAAAGATAATCCAGAAATAATACAGTTAGACCAAATAAATTTAAATGTATCTTCTCCTTTACAT